CCATAAATACAGCCACCAATACGGGGTCCATGCTCTCATGGGCTGCGATCCTCATTTCAATTTGTGAATAATCTATGCCGACGTAGGAGATGTTCATCGTCCCCCTGGGTAACTGCGATAATTAAACCATTTCCAAATCTCAACAACTTTGTTATATATAATCACAAAGCCGAGCATAACTACCATTCCTCCTATAAACGCTACTGCATACCATAACATATCATTCCTCCAGTTCACTCACGAATGCATTAACGGGATATGTAAACGGAAATTAGAATACCGTCTGCAAATGTCAAATAATAGTCTCCGTATCCCCGTATTATATACAGCTCTGTATGCCCTAAAAAGCTCCTTGAGCTGTTGTTTGGTGTTGCTTGTAAAGAGATGTCGAGACGTGAAAATATCAGACTCTTTGTGAGTCCCGGACGTACCCATTCCCCCATAGTTTGTTGATACTGGGAGATTCGACTCTCTTTAGCGCTCATTGTCCCCATACTGCAGGATGTGAGAACAGATAGAAACACAATAAATACAAGTTTCTTAAGCATGTTACCCCTCCAATTCACTTACAAATGCGTTCCGTATCCGTCTACCCAACTCTGTCCTTACCGGTATATTCATCAGATTTGGATTTGAGTTGTGTACAAAAACACCACCACCTGTTAGGAAGCTGTGCTCTCCTTCAACTTCCAAATCATAAACTCGTGTAAATCCCACATACTCAACTTCTCTGATATCGGAGAATAGTGGTGTATTTTCCGGTGACCAACATCCGATACCAATGCAAGGTTCTCCATCACGTTGTTGGTTTTGTCCCCATTTATGTGATGAACTGAAAATCCCTTGGGAATTTCCGTTATACTCATTGCTTTGCACATCACCACATGATGTTGGAACACGTACTTGCTTCCCACCCTCCCCGTATACCACTCTGGTTTCAGCATCTGTAGATACCCGTGCCCGTCCTCTATTACACCCTTGTAATTGTGATGCTGCTCCCGAGTCTTCCCGAATAGATAATGCTCCGATCCCCGTTTCCCCTTCCTGGAGTCCCTCAATGCCTTCTCCATCTGCAGACCCTCTGTTGTCAGGTCCCTCTTTAGAACAGCTGCTGTTGTGTGAAATGTAGTACCCATCATCACAGCAACCGCCTCCATTGTGGGTTTCTCGGCTGTCAGGTACGTGCTCACTATCCTGTTGCACAACCCCATGTCCCTCATGTGTTTTTTGCTGATGCTCATAAATATCCTCCAATGATAACCACCCCTTGGTGGTCAACAATCTGTGGTTACTGGTGCACATCACGAAGTTACCATTACTCAATATAACTCTGTAGATATCAGATTCACCAGAAAAGAATACGTTGGTTACTTTCTGTAATTTCCCCTTATGGTCTATTACGGAGTCACCAATCTCAACAGCTGTGATATTTAACCTACCCCTTTTTGTTATTACTGTTTCCCACACAGGCAAGCAACTTGCCAGCCTACCCGTCTCCGTCCTCGTCATGGAGATATCTGTGTGTATGCGTCCTGACTTGTCCCGATACCGTTTCAGCGGTATGATGTATGTAGACTTCAGTTTCAGCAACTCCCTATACTTCTGTATCAGTTGCACTTCCTCGTGGTCGGTATACCTGTCCAGTATCTCAGCACCAGTGGACATCTTGGGATTACTGAATACGCCTCTCGATACCAGAAACTTAGCCACCTGCTGTGTGGAGTTTGGATTCACCCATTCACCCGCCATATCATGCAGCTTACCGCGAACGTCGTCAAGTGAATCTGTCAGTAACTCCTCCAACTCATCCAGTATTGTCGGATCCACCAACATGCCTGTATTCTCCATCTCAATTACCATTGGCATGAGGCGGATGTCCCTGTCAACCACTCCAGACAGGTCATTCTCTTCCACCAATTGCTGAAGGATGGGGTAGATGCGCAGTGTGGCGTCAGCGTCAGTGCAGGCGTATTGTATTGCATCCTGGATCGCTACGTCGCTGAGGTATCCCACAGGCATACGCCCTAGGACGGCCTCTACCATCTCCCTATCCTCAGCCTTCTTTTTATCCAACCAGTATTCACGAACAGTACCCTTGGCGGTTCCAGCTGCATACTTCTTCAACCATTGACCCACCCTCTTCTTGATATTCTGCGGGTACTTGATTTTCATTTCCCCATCTTTGATGTATGTTTCCGGTTCAGGATCAGGCCAATCGTGATCCAGTATGCCACCTACATACTCCAATGCCTTCTCCTCCGACGCCCCTGCTACCACCTCACTGTAGGACTGCATTACCATACTACAATACCGCCATGCCAGAGTCTTCAACCCCTTAGCGTTAAGCCCCAGATGGTACGCCATGGACATGGTATCCGTATACCTGTCAGGGTATATGTCAACCTGATTCAGCATACGCAAATCAAAAGGCACGTTATGCATCACGACCAGTGGATTCTTTTCACGGAATATCCTGCGCAACCTGGCAATCCCCTCCTTATCATCCGCCATGATCATAAATGCTCTTGTGGGACGTGGGGAAACTTGAATACTCCAAATGCAGGTTCCCGCTGACTCGGTATCCAGACCGACTATCGGTCCAATTTCCCCTTCATCCCAATCCAAACCGTAATCCACTGCATCAGCGCATGGCACCACCTCCTTGCTTTGACCACGTATCATTCTACCAAAGGCTTCAAAGTCCTCCATGATGTATCGCATCTTGGCCGTGTTGTGTAAGCCATATGCAGGATGAAAAAGGGGCATCACGAGTTTGTCATGCCAAGTGGACCGGAACACTTGACCATGAACCTGATCCATGGACACATCCCTACCGAGGAGATAGCGGGTTGCCACGGCTCCTAATGCCCCAATGTATTCATGCTGACCTTCCAGAACTTCCTGACGCAGGTAGTGCTCGGTACAATAATTGATGGCAGCCTGTGATGGGGTATCATCCTTGTCACTGGGGCGGCATTTCACGGTATTTGAAACACGTACCTTGTCCCGGGACACCCCGGCACACTGCTTCAGGTACAACCCATCCAATTCCTGCCCTGCTTTGCCAACGAATGGATACCCTTTACGTTCTTCATGGTAGCCCGGGGCTTCACCGACAAGTAGGATGTAGGCGTCCTCAGGGCCGTCTACTCGGACAGGGCGCCGGTTCTGTATGGGGCACCCTGCCTGAAATGGGCACTTCCGTTTTGCCAGTATGTGTTTAAGAGATTCCACTATTTCTTGATCTGTTTCGGTGAACCCATGAACGCGATCTCTTTGTCCGTACCAATCATGTTGTTATACACGATGGTGGTACGAATGGCGCCGAGTATCGTCCCAGCAAGGTGAGCATGGGCTTTCGCAGTGGAGTTGTCAATAATACCAGCCCGTAACTGATCATACGCTGACACGAGTGATGCTGTGAGGTCTTGGATGTTCTCAGTGCACACTACTTCAAGACCAGATTCAGATACAAGTTTTGCTTTCGACATGGTGCTCTCCCTTTTCAATGGACTTAATTAAACGAATGATCCTTAATTGTGCTCTCTTTAATTCAATTACTACATTAGGAATATGTACCCCCTTTAGACCTTTATGTTTGTGCTTAAACTGAGCTCTGACAAACCAATCAGCTAACTCAGCGCTACCTCTCTTTCTAAACTCCTTTTGGTACCCCCTGCCAACACCTCCTTTCCGGTAGATTTTATTACGCGCGTTCACCTTGTCATAGTTCTGTTTATAATACTCTTTCTGATAGGCTTGTATTTTATCACTATGGTCTGCATAGTACTGCTTGTTCACTTCTTTTAAGTATTCCTTGTTGGTAGACCGGTACTTTCTAGCATAGACCTTCCGATTTTCTCTATTCTTTACCGCATTCGCTCTACCCTTAGCCTTAAGTTCCTCCGAGTTATTCTTCCTATACTCCCTCTTTTGGTCTCTTATTTTATCTTTATTCTTGAACCTATACTGTCTTTGATACTCCCAGTATTTCTCCGTATCTGAGTGTGGCATTACTTCATTCCCCGTATTTCATTCCATATTGTCTCCGCCGTCTTCTTACCCACACCATCCACCGTCATCCAGTCCTCCACACTGGCACCAATCATGTCCTCTGCTGTTTGAAACCGCTTACGTATCCTGTCACTCAATTCCCAGCCAATACCTGGCAACGCCAGGGCTATACGCCGAACCAATCCAACCTTGCCAACCAGTATGGCAGCTTCCGGTACATATTCCTGATGATGCGCCTTATGGTCCGCAAACTCCTTACAATTCCACCAGTACCGGAGAGATGCCACGGTAATCGCTGTCTCACTCTTGGTCGCGGTCCTGATCACGTATATGTTATCCTTCACCATCAACGTATTCAGAAACGCCAAGATATCCCGAGCCATGAACCGGCGCCTGCTTACACCAAAGTCTGGGGGTGCCCAACCACTCCTACCGTACGTCTCCAGGACGCCAGTATCAGGATTCGGCCGGAACACCCCTTCAATGATCAGATATATAACATTGTAGGAATTCTTCATGCCGGCAAGCTGGTGACCTACCAGGCGATTGGTAGACATGCTGCTGATGAGGTCACGTACCCGCTTCCGTTCAATGCCGATCCTGTACGGCAATTCATCTGGCCCATTGCCTATGAACATCAAGTCACCGAACTGTAACCTGGTCAACTTGGCAGAGCCTGTACGGAAGAATGGGTATAACTCTTTGGAACCTATCCGGTCATCAATATAGATCATCAAATGTCCTCGTTTTTAGTTAACAGGCAGACAGTTCCTGTATGGATTCAACACAAAATACTTCATTTGTAACCCACTCATTTCATCCCCAATATCTTTTTTATGACGATTATGAAAAACAGTTGAATATACTGAAAATCAATCTGAGTTTCGCATCACCATATTCTTAACTGCATTATCGTAGCCTCTCGCCAGAAACAAAGGCTATGTCCAAATAGTTTAATCGTGTACAATAATTGTTCATCCGTTTCTATCAGGTAGTCCTCGCGGATCACCGCCAGACATCCCCATTGTAACTGGTGATTTGCAAACAGGACACAACACCTTATTATTCATAGACAGCCCAGGCTTCAATATTAGTGTAATCTCATCCCTATTTCCATACCATCGACAAGAACTACAATGAAAATTATTTCTAAGAATCTCAAATAGTTCACTGCCTTTAAACAATGTGTAATCTCTATCAGTCATCCTGCTCCCCAGTCTCAAGTGCCTCATATGTTGCCTCAAATACAGCAGGACTTACTCGATAAAAATGTATGCCGTCAGTTTCCCTCACAATCCAATCACCTTTTGTGATATACTTCTTCTGCCCATAAACTGTGACAATATGCGGATAGTTGCCTTCATCGTCAGTTTCGACACCCATACACTCCGCTCCATGAAAGTATTGCTCGGCATCAATCACCGTCGGCTTATGTTTATATTTTGGCATCATCCTTCTCCCTTTTTGCATGTTTCATATTGTGAAATCATAGTGTGAACTTCTTATGACAGAACGGGCATTCAATTGCCTTAGCCAGTTTGTCTTCAAGGACTTTCTTTTCTACTTCAGCCTTGGCCACACTTTCCGCAGCTTTATTCTCAACTTCTGCTTTGACCTCTTCCTGTGCTTTGCTCTGGCGCTTGAGTTCAAACTGTGCCTTGGCAGCAGCAACCCTGAGTCGTATGTTCTCTTTCCGGATACGTTCACGTTCTGCTGCTTCTGCTTCTTCCTGTGCAGCCCTATCCTTCTCCTCCTCAATACGTAGGCGTTTTTCAATCTCAGCCCTTCGCACTTCTTCCTCTCTGGCTTCCTTCAATTCCACAAACTTCTCCTGCTGCTCCAGGTAGGACTCTATCGGTTTGATGAGAGCTGTCAGCGTCCGAGCTATCCCATCAATTGCTTGGCCTTCGCGGAGTGCCTGTTCCTTGAGCTGCTTTCTCGCCTTCTCCACATCAACACGCTTTTTCTGAAGGAATAGCCGACCTTCTCTGGCTATCTTCATATCCACCGTCTGTGATGCGTCAGTGACAACTATTTCCCGTGCTCGTCGTTCCCACTCAGAAGCAACTTGGAAGTAGTCAGTAAACTTGTCCAATATGAACTGAGCTTTCGTGGTATCTAATCCACTTTCCTTAACAATTACTTGTAACTTATCATCCACTCAAGTACCACCTTTCAGTTACGTTAACCAGTCAACGATGTCATAGTAATCAGGGTATATGTCCACAGCAACGCCGGCGAAATTGGCATCATCCTGTGTGTCAGTGCTGAAATACTGATTACCGCGCATTTTCCTGTTCGCACGGCAATTTACCACTTCGATGTAATTGTCACCCTCAATGTCAACCCGAGCCCGGAGATTCAGCATGGTATTGTAGCCAAGGTCAGTGAACCCACTCTCCTCATGCTTGCCGTTCCACGCACTGTCTTCACTGTTCTGCTTCTTGATGTACTGCTTCTTCAACTTGGATACGAAGATAACATTCTTGTCATTGTCATACGCTGCGTCTACCAAGGCCCGATACGCATCATTCAGTGGCGTATAGTGATGTGACTTGACCTGAGTCAGCTTGCCGAAGGTGGCAAGTCTGGCAATCTCATACATTTTGGTGTCCGTGTCAATCACAATGGTCCGGTACAATGGTGACACGAGCGCATCATAATACGTTTGCTGTATTTCTTTCCAGATTGGTTCGTTGGATTCTTGTGTCTGCGCCGGTGTCGCCCCAACTATCCGTACAGGCTTGAACTCAGCCACGAATACCGTCTTGTCCGGGGACACGAACTTGTCCAGTACACCTTCCAGACCCCGGTCAAGGTTGAACAGGGCAATGGGACCCGGTGCTGTCAAACTGAAATGTGTCTTACCCTCCTTCTCAAGTCCACCGATCCTTATGATGAGTCGTTTCTTTGGTTTGACATCCGCTTCAGTTACTTGTACCAGTGCTGATTTCACTCCGCCCAAAGTGTCCTCCCTTATTTTTTAACCCACATTATAACTACCATTACACTTAACAGGCCAATCTGTATTACCATCAGTCGAGTGATTACATCCAATAGGGCGGCTTGTTGTTGCATGATCTCGAACATTTCCATAATCCCTCCAAAAATTTGGCAAAAGGTTTTTAGTTTGAGTTTACCAGTATAAATGGATAGCGAGTATGATTGGGGGCTTAGTCATAATTGGTTGATTTCTGCGTATTCATCAGACCGCCGCTCTGCTTCGTTTATATCGTGCCAGAATGTGTCGCATTCATCCTTGAAGTCGAAGTCATACTCATGTAGTTCTTTATCTGATTGTCGCAACGTGGCAAAGATGCACATTGGGCAGTTGTCGGCGGCATCCTTCAGCGCATCCAGACCTTTCTTGTCCAGGATTTCAAGCAATTCGCTGATCGGGTCTGGCATTATTTCCCTGATCGCACACATCCTGCATTCACGGGCAGGGTTCATTGTACAGTGTTTCTCGTGTTTAACCATCGCATGTTTACTACCTCCACTTTTCTTGCAATAATCACAATAGTACCGCAACACACGTTTGATTTTCATCTCATCCCCTCCTTGGTCTCCATCCGATTAAATACATTAGTCTATACCAAAAGATTAGTTTCCCCCTGTTTATTTATCCTTTTTTATCCCTTTATAACAGCAAGTGGTTTCAACTCTACATCAACCGATACTAAATCATCTTGTGCTTTCATCACCATGTCAATATCCTTATACGCTTGAGGTGCCTCATCCAAATCATCAACGCCACGAATAGAATGAATAACCCCAGCACTGTCGAGCATTGCTATGGTTTTATCAAGGTCAAGTGTTCTCTTTGCCTCATTACGCCCCATTGTGCGTCCAGCACCATGAGAGCATGATGTGAATGAATCCTTATTGCCAAGACCAGTAACAATGTACGATGCTGTCCCCTGACTCCCCGGAATAATTCCACGCGACCCTTTGCGGGCGAGAGTGGCACCCTTCCGATGTACCAATACGTTCTTGCCGAAGTGGTTTTCCCATGCCGCATAGTTGTGGTGAATATTTATCTCATCATCAAACCCACAGCCGGTGTGTGCTGACATCGCCTCGGTGCAAACGAACATCATATTATCTCTGTTCACCTTGGCAAACGCAAGAGCAAAGTTCATTGAATCAATATAGTCTTTTGCTCCCTGTTCTTCAATCGGCAAGAATGCCAAGTCTGTATTGGGTATAGCAGAGAACCACCTATCACAAAACATTTTCGCAAGGTTGTGATATTCTTGAGCGATTTTAAACCCAAAGTTTCTTGACCCGCTATGAATCATAATCCATACGCGCCCATCGCTACCATATTGTATCTCGATAAAGTGATTACCACCACCAAGTGTCCCAATCTGGTAGCTTGCCTTGTTCATTTCTTGCTGAACAATCTTTGTGTCTGGTGCATCACCGAAACCATCCCACCCCTGTCGTTCCTTGTGATGATTGAAGCCAAGTGGAACGGCATCTCTTATGTCACCCATGATTCTTTTAATAGAATCTGTGTCTATTGACGTGAGTGTACTGCGCTTCGCAATCATTCCGCATCCGATATCAACCCCAACAGCGTTCGGCACAACGACACCCCGCGTTGCCATTACACCACCTATTGGCATACCATATCCTTGGTGACAGTCTGGCATGAGCGCAATGTGTTTATATGCAAATGGCAAATTCGCAAGGTCGTTCGCTTGTTTCAATGCCCCGTCTTCGATGTCAACACACCAAGATTTAATTGGGATACGGTTTTCAGTGTACACTTTTAGCATTTGCTTTCCCCTTTTACCAGGTATGAATATTCACCACCACATGCAACCAGAACTAATACAATAAAGAAGTTTTTCATCATAACCCCCCTGTTTAGCCTATCCGCACAAGTTTGGTATCGATCTTCCCACATTTCGAACACTTCCTGTCCTGTCGCGATTACTTTCGCCACCGACTGCAATATTCATTTCACCCTCGGCTGTGCCCATAACTTCTTGAAGAACGGCACCCGCCACTTATTATCCAAACGCCATACTTCAAGATACCGGAATGCAGCGTACAGTATCTCATGTTGGCAATATGCCACGATGGGTGCACCAAGGTAATACCAGATAGGTGCATGGTTCAGGTTCAGTATGTAGAAGAAGAGAATACCGAATAGCAGTCCCTTGGCAATATGCCAGACTTCATACAGAGGCTCCCCGAGTACTTTGCCGAAGCAGACAGCGTCACAAAATGAGGCTAGACCCCATGTTACGCACATAATGATGACGGCTGTGATCATATTGCCTCCTGCTGTATTGCGTTTGTGATACTGTTGATTTCACCTTCCATGCTGTTGAGCGTCTTGTCCACGCCCTCTACTTTGTCCCCGAGACCCTTCACAGCATCCACCAGATCCATGATGGATTCGTTAATGACTATTGCGATAGAATTGTTATCCGCCAGATGCTCCGTTGCCATCTTATCGGTCACCCCATCCCCTATCATACTATTCTTTACACTCTCCAGTCTCGGCATCTCTAATTCCCCCACGTAAATGCGATCTCTCGCAGTTCCAGTTTGAAATCGTCCAATTCCCATCTCTGATTCGCAACCTGCTCTGTCATGCCTTGTAATTGCCGATCATATGTCCCAGCATCCTCAACCAGCTCCTTCATGCTGTATTCTACCGTCATAAGGCGCTCATCTAAGCCACTTGTGAGGTTTTCAATGCCGATACTCAGGCCGACCACGATGCCGATGCAGGTAGCCGTGATAAGCGCCATTACCAGGAACACGATGCTGGCATTGCTACTCCCATTGGCCGAATGGAACGTTTTCGGTACTGCCATCTGTTTCAGTCTCCGTAATCTCTTCATTTGAACAACTCCCTATCATGTAACGCATCCAACCATGAATCATATCCGTGATGTGCTGCCAACCTGTTGAGTAGGTCTGTAAACACAGTCCTACTGCACCTAGGGACATCAGAAATATCAGCCCATCTTGCTTGATCCATCAGAGCACCAAATTCCTTTTTGGTAATCACAACCTTATCCATCATACCCCTCCATAGTTTTGGCATGATTCAGCAACATGATCCAATTCTCTACCAGTTCCTGCTTTGTGAAATCAAACTGCCATACCCTGTAATCTGGACTCGGTGGACTCCAGTCCCCTGCAAGGTGAAAGATACGCATGATGGCCCGGGTACAGCCCAATACATGGCAATACCCCTTCACCTGCAGCATATAGTACTGATTATCCTTGGGCTGATGCTTCGTGCCCTTCATGGTACACTTGTATTCCTCAAGGAACATGCCGTCATCATCGAAATCGATACCGTCCGGTGAACAGGCAATTCCGTCCAGTTCTACTTCAGTGGGTCGCACTGCTGCCTTCTTACCAAACGCCATAGTCAGAGTCTCTTCCCACAGGTATCCCTTTTCGAACTGTAGTCTGGGATCATCATTATCCGGATACATGTCACCGAACAGTTCATCCATCAAGCTCTTGATAACATCTGACAGGTGCATGCCAGGTGACCGCGGCGGTCCTTCTGTCCAGGGAAACTCTTCATCCAGTCGTTTGCAATTCATTCAGGGGCCTCTGTAGTGTCAGATTCTGCATCTACCTGCGCTCTGGTAGCCGCTTTATCCTTCGAATCTGCAGACGCCGCCGCAGCCTCTTCCCTATCCACGACGTATACGAATTCCTCGATGATGCCCCGCCATTCATCCTTGCCCTTGGCACGGCATATCCTCGCCATAAGCGACGTCCGGTCATGTGTCGGTACCTTTGTCTCACCTGTGCGTGGATTGGGCATATTGAGGTAATCCTGTACCGCTTCCAGTAACAGGCCCGGTGATGCCAGTTGCTCCTTTGTTGCGTAAAATCTCAGTGGTGCCCAGAGTGGTTTCATGTGTGCTGCCTTTCCATTAAGGGGAGATGAGGGCAGGCCGGGAGTATATGCCTATACGGAGGGAAATAGCCCACCCTCATCTGGTAAGTGTTATGGTTACGGTTACCCGGCGCTGATAGTACCGTCAGCAACGGACCATGGCCGATCACCACCGGTGACAAATTCCTCACTGGTAAGCAGTGCGGTCACAGCTTTGCGATCACTCGCATCCTTCAGTGACTGCAACTTGGCAGCTTTGACAATGACCTGGTTTGTCTTGACGGAGCCATCACAGTTGGCAAGTATCTCCAACATGATGCCGGCAGCCTCATCCTGCAGGTCTTCATCGACCGGGGCATCAGGGGCAGCTTTGGCTGTAGTCTTACCTTTGCCCTTGGTACCCTTGGCCGACTTGTTCTCGCTCGGAGTTTTGTCAATTCGATCAAAGAGTACGACAGTCTGCTGTTTGGCGTCTGCAGCTTTCCCGGGCAGGTTACCAAAATCAACAGCGGACCTCACAACATGACCAGTAGTGCCGACAATGCTCTTGATGTCCCCGAGATCATCCGGGGGAAACCCATTATCAACCATACTCTTGAGCAACATGCCCCACTTGCTCGTCTTGTTGAGTCGTTCTGCTGATCCGAGAAGGACAAGGTTTTTACCATCCGCCGATGGTCCGTAGTTCTTTCGATCACCGACCGAGTAGAATTGTGTGCTCTCTTCCCCATCGATGTCGAAGGTTAGGATTGCAACGGGGACCTCGTTTGGGACCTTTCCCTCGTAATCAGTCATTGCAAAGATCGCGTCAGCAATCGTTACATCTACATCGTCGAGAAATGCTCCGCCCTCGCCGAAGTCTTCAGGGTTCATACTGGCAAAGCGTTCCGCCATGGTAATACTCCTTTGTGGAAGTGTGATGAAACATGAACCGGTATTAAGCGACCGGCAACCCAATAGAGGTAAGATACCTCGCTGTTATTTCACGTAGGAAGGCAATCCGGTTAAAGAACTTCTCGCCGTCTATGCCACCATGCTCTATGACGTGGTCAATGCCATCGAAGAGGACCTTATCCATGGAGATAGACGTTCTCACTGTTGGCTTGGAGTTCATCTGCCCCCGTCTCCGACTCTTTATAATCTTACTTTCCATCCGTGGCTCTCCTTATGAGAAATGTTGTTTTATCGCTTGGATACCCGTGCTACCATATTATCAATCTCTGCACATACCGCCATACGGATGTCCAATGCCCTATTCTCAGCATCAATGATTGTGCGGATCTCAGCACGGTTGTGTAAGTATGAGTGTCCTTTACCTACATCACCAAGCTGCTCAACCTTCATCACACCTCTGGAAGTCTTTTTATGCGTGTCCATAGTGTGCTATTCTCCATATATGTACATATCAACTACTAAGTATGGGTGATTGTTTTTGTGCTCTGGAACGTCAACTAAAATGAAAGGGAAAGATGCACCATCAACTAATCCAGGTAATCTTCGCAAATGCTGCTTTGCTTTTACTTCGGTCCAAACATCAAACATCTCCTTTTTTCTGGTGGTGTAGGAACCCTCAGAATAAAACTTGCCACTGTCCTTGAAGTATGTCAGATTAACTTTCATTATTCTTCTCCTCTCACCGTGTCAACCAAATTAGTATGCGCATATTACATTGTCAAGTGCAAAATGTCAAATTACTCATTGGGGGACACATTTGAAATTCCCGCCATAAAAACCTTTTATACTATTCTCTCTATAGTACTTTATCTAAAAGAGACAACAACTGACCCCCGAGGGTTCCAGCCCTTTAAATACTGGACTCTAGCAGGGGTCACATTGCTTTTAAACCTGACCCCCAACTGACCCCCGACTTTTTTGCCCATTTCCCTGTCGTTTCCAGTTTTCATTGGCTTTGCGGGGAATTTGCCAAAAAAGTGCTCGAAAAGAGTTCTGTTAAATCTACCCCTAAGTGTTTTACTAGGGTAGTCGGTTCCAATGTTTCCGAACGTATGCGCATACTTAGGCATAATTGGCCCTTTTTGGTAAAAAACAGTGTTCAGTGTTTGTGATTTATTTGTCTATACTTTCCTCGAATTTTGGAAAATTGAAGCAATCGCAACCAAGTGCGACTGAATAATTCTTACCGTTTATTTCTATCTCAAGGGTTAGTAATCCCAAGAAACAAAATAAGAGTATGGTTCCGATAATTCCAACACCAACGTCTGAATCCCCCCGTTCATCCATTATGAACCTCCATTCTCATCATAGACTGTTCCAATTCTCTCCACGTTAATCCAGTCCCCTATGTCCATGGGGATACTCGCTTTCCAATTACCCTTGTCATCATGTAATTCCATACGCCATACCAAGCCTTTGAAATCTAGTACAGCTACAGCGTCAAATGTTTCCTTTCTGTACTCATTGTGCCAGATGAGTGTTACTCGGAGTTTATCCCCAGAGAAATACCATTCCTCTGCAATCTTGATACCCATGTCATAGTGTATTTCATGGACCTTTAACAGACTGTACCCGTAGTGTGTGATTGAGAACGATTCACCAGATGGCAGGCTGTTGGGTATCAGGATGCCAGTTTCATTAATAAAAATACGCCCGATGTCCTCATTGTTTTTAATAACTCGTAGCATTAATTCAGTCATAGCCCTACCCTCCATTCCTTTCAATAAAGTCAGACAACTCCACCTCTGTTTCTATCCTGATACCAACATAGTACCGGATACCATGCATCTTACGTGTTTCAATGTTGCCATCACCCCGTGACACCAACTGCTGAGTAAAGGCCTTGTGTGACAGTACAGACTTGTAATCTTCCCCATTCTTCTGGCAGTAGCCCTTGTACAGGTCATACATCTTGGTACATCTACACCGTACATCAAGTCGTATACCGCAGCAGTCTTCCAGAAACTGTCCCAGGATATCCATTTCCACGCGGTAATTGTGTGTTGCTTCCAGTACACCGGGTGGTGGCTTCAGGCCCTCTTCCTGCCACAGTTTAGCGCCTTCCAGTGCCCATTTTAAAACGCCCGATCTGTGTTTGGGTTTGTGAGTCAAGTCCTCCTTCAGTGCTGGATCCTGTTGCCCTATTGGTATGCGCTCGGTAAACGGTATCAGTCGCAGCCGGCGCCAGATTGCCGTGTCTGTGCCCTCGATACGCGGCCGGTGGTTGGACATGAGCCAGATTTTCCATGTCGGATACAGTTCGAACTCTTCCTTGTACAGGAACCTAGCCACCACTTTGTCCTGCCCAGTCATACGTTTCAGCAACCCTTCATCGAACTGGTCCTTTCCGGATGCCTCAGACGCCGATACGAAGCGTTTACCCATTAGTTTGGCCAAGTCATTGCGTGGACGTTCACCGGGCTGTAATGCCAGGGTATTGGGGCTTACCTGGGATGCGTATTCACCCAGTACCTCCAGGACGGCATTCATAAATGTGGATTTGCCGTTGGCGCCCGACCCATATAAGAAGAACATGACTTCCTCACCACAGTTGCCGGTCAGGCTGTACCCTACCGCTTTCTGAACAAAGCGCTGTATCTTGGGATCGGGCAATACCTGATCCAGAAAGACATGCCACAGTGTGGAGCTGGCATTCTCCCGGTAGTCCACGGGCGCGCACCTGGTGATGAAGTGCTTCCGGTTATGTTTGCCCAGCACCCCTGTCTTGATATCGATAGTCCCATTCTGACAGTTATACAGCCACTTATCGGTATCCATGGCGTCTGTGGACATAGGCACCATGCTCTGGGCAAGGTCAATCATGGATTGGAGTCGCATCTTGCCCTCACTGGCATGGGCATGCTGGAGGATGCGGTCCCGGTGCTTAGACCGGATGTTCTCAGTTTCAGGGTCGCTGCTGATTGGGATGGCGCCAATCTCCTTTGGTATAGCCTCGGCAGTGGCCAGTGCAATGCCCCAGATGCGCCCGGTATTATCTGGTTCCCAATACTTGCCGTTCCAGATGTACCATGTCTTGAGCGCGTGGCAGTAGCGAATATCACCATCAGCCTGCATCAGCATGCGCTCAGCATTGCCCTTATCGGTTAGATTGTAAGTTGTAGCCATGTTAACCTTTCTTTGCAGAATAGCACTCGCGTATTACCTTCTCAAGCATGTTAACTGTGGATCTTTCACCTGGGCCGTTGACAGCAATCTCACAGAATTCATCCTCGTCTTCAAGACTGTCTGGGTCCAGTATTGGGTATGTTGCGTAAACAGCGATTTGTCCTGTAGTGAGTCGTTCACAACTCAGAACCATGCCATTTGACATGTCTGCAACTTCATCAGAAATGTCAGCTTTTAGTGGGAATTTGCCACCATTTGGTAATCGGTACTCAGTAATATCAATGGTCTTCATACCACTATCTCCCTTTGTAATGATCCATGGTTTCACGGTATGTGTGCCTCGTGCGGTAATCAACAAAGCCTTGCCGGGAGACACCCAGTTCCTTATACAGCTTCGTCTTGGTCTTGCGGCGTTTCCACTTCACGGCCTGCTCCAGAGTCATGCCCCGGTGATACATTCGATCCTGTAAGCATTGATAAGTGACATCAATGGATTCAGCAATGGCCTTGAGTCCTAGTATGCCCCTGTATTGGTACCTACACTTGGATATTGCTACTATTATTGTGCGACAGTGAATGCACTGTGTGGTTTTCCCGGAAACAAGGTTGCCTGCGTATATGGACTGTATGGTGCCACATTCACATACACATCGCCAATACTGTTTGCCGAGGTGTTTCAGTACTTTCCATTTGCCGAATCGTTTGCCGGTGTGGTCAATAGGTCTACGCATACGGTTATCCTTTCTTTGATCGAGTCTGGATAACCGACTGTGACCAGTTACCGGGAACCTTGTCAGCATCCTGCAGTGCCTTGTCCAATTTCCGTGCTTCATCTTTGCGGATCTTGGCGTGAATGGCTTTGGTATTGGAGACTGCCATGCTATTGATACGTTTCCATACCTGAGCTTGCTGTGTCAGGGTGAACCCACAGCCCTCCATGATACGCTGTAGGTACTGGATGCCCTGTTCAGCTCTGTGGTAATCTGCTGCGTACTTGGTAGGTAGTACTGCTGGTGCCGTGCTGTGCTGCTTGAATGGGTTATTCATCAGGGTTGCCTCCATCCATATTAATGGACAGACTGCCACTTCCTGGTATAACGGATGGCTCTACTGGTGTGCCATCAGGTTGGAATTCCAGAGGTTTACCATCTTTGTCCTTTAATACACTCCCGTTGACAAAGGCATCAGTGAAGATTGCGCGGTATTCTATGCCGAATCGACGAGTATTGAACTCCAGCCTGAGAGTGTGGCATGGGAATTCCAATACACTATTACCGCTGCCATTCGGGGACATCATGCGTACCTTATAGTCAGCACCTTTGATATTAATCTTTACGCTGAATTTCACCGTTACCTCCCTTCTACTTATTTGAAATTAACACCCAGTGTATCAAGTACAACACCCAATCCTAGATCATTGATGCAGTAATCATACAGTTTCCGG